CGCAGTCTAAGGGCTACGCTGGACCAGTGCCGCCTACTACGTCGATCACAACCGCACTGCATGGAGGTTAGCGCATGGCTACACCTGTAATATCCTGCATGCAACTAGACTCCGCCCACAATCCGCTGTTTGACCCAAGTGTGGCTTTAACGGGCACCGCCGCCGTGGCTCAGAATATTTTGACGCGCCTAAATTTATGGCTCGGTGAGTGGTGGGAGAATCTTAATCTTGGGCTACCAGTACTTCAGACAATGCTGGCTCACAGTGGGTCCGCGAAAACCCAGAGTGTCATAGCCTTGGCCATACAGGCGCAGATACAGGCAACGCCGTACGTCACTGCTGTGTCGGACATTCAGGTACAACTTAAGGCCGGGCAATTTGAGTTCACGTGCACGGTGCAGACAGCGTTTGGAATAGTTACTGTAAGCAATGCGCCGGGTGCGGCGGCCATCATAGGAGCGTAGTTCATGACTGTACCAGCGTACGCGCCACCCACCGTCACCGCCGCCGGGCTGGTGTTACCAAGTTATCAAAGCATACTTGCCGACAACCTAGACGCGTACTTGAATATTTACGGCCAAACTCAGGTGGTGGACCCAAGCACTGCTATCTATCAGTTGCTGTCTATAGTCTCGTTGAAGCAAAGTGATACCTGCCAAGCGCTGCAGCTCGCCTACAACCAAAGTTCACCGCAAACTGCGGTGGGTGCGGGGCTGGATCGCGTCGTTAAAATGAATGGCCTAGCGCGCGATCCGTACTCATACTCCACGGTGCTCCTGACATGCACGGGAACTAACGGTTTCACGTTGACGAACTGCATAGCACAGGACCAGAACGGTAATTTGTGGGCGCTGCCTATTAGCGTCACGCTGACTGGCGGGTCTGTCACAGTTACGGCCACATGCACCACACCAGGCGCGATTGCGGCAGAAGCAGGAACCGTCAACATCATCGCCACACCGACCGGCGGCTGGGCATCGGTTACAAATCCATCGGACGCCGTGCCGGGTACTCCAGTTGAGGCTGACTCCGGTCTGCGAGCTAGGCAGTCGGTGAGCGTAGCACTACCCTCCCTGACACCCGTAGCTAGCACGGTGGCCGCTATACTGGCCACGCCAGGAGTAACGCGCATCGCACCTGGCTACCCCACACCGGGCGGGCCTGGCACGTCTATCGAGAATCCTACGGGTGCGGTGGACAGTTGGGGCAATCCTGCGCACAGCGTAAGCATGTGCGTGGAGGGCGGTACTGATCTGGCTGTGGCCACTACCGTCTACACCAAGAAGACTATCGGGTGTTACACCAACGGTACTACGGCCGTGCTGGTTACTGATGCAACTACTGGCTACCAAGAGACCATCCGGTTTTACCGGCCCGCTTACACACCAGTCTTCGTGCTGTGCACGGTGCGCGGATATGGTACTACGCCCACTAGTGCGGTATTGACTAGCGTGCAGACGGCCCTGGTGGCGTACCTGAACGCGCTGTCCATAGGCGAAACAGTATCTAACTCGGCGTTGGTCTACGAGGCCATGGCTGTGAACGCGGCCGTGGCCGCGCCAACATTCGGCGTGCAGTCTATGTCGCTAGGCACCTTGACGGCCGCTACCACAGCCAGCACGACTTCTGGCAGCGCCGCAATTGTGGTGGCCAGTGCCACGGGTATTGTAAGTGGCCAGTTGGTGGTGGGTGTGGGTATTCCGGTGGGCACCACCGTAGCAGGCACACCAGTGGGCACCACGGTCACGTTGTCAGCCAATGCCACGGCTACGGCCAGCGGCGTGGCGGTACAGTTCTCCACCCTGGCGGCCGCTGACCTAGCCATGGTGAACTACTACTACGTAGCGCAGGGCGCTGCGGCAGACGTGCTGGTGGTGACCATATGACCGTAGTGAACCCTAACTATGGTACAAGCGGCTACGGACGCGGTGGCTACGGTAATCAGCCCATAGGTGGAATGCCTATGGGCTATTACTTAGGGCTTCTCACTCACTACTACAAGCCGCCGAACGCTGCTAAGTTCAACCAACTACTGTATGCGCTGCTGAAGAAATTTGATGACGTAAGTCAGTGCCTAGTGCAGTTCGACACAGCTTTCGATCTAGACAGCGCCGTGGGAGTGCAGCTCGATGCGCTGGGCACTATTGCAGCGGCTAGCCGCACGGTCAACTTCCAGCCTAGTAACGGTGTAAGTCCGGTGTTGGACGACACCACGTACAGGTTGTACATCAAAGCCAAGATAGCGCAGAACCAGTGGGACGGTACACGTGCGGCTCTGTACGCTATCTGGAGGAAGTTATTCCCCACCGGAAAGCTGACAATCGCCGATAACCAGAACATGACGGCCACCATCTTTCTGAGCGGCAGCTTCACATCCATAGTGCAGGACTTGATAACCAATGGCTACATCGTTCCGCGCTCAGAGGGGATACTCTACGAATATGTTATTGGTGACCTGCCTGCGTTTGGCTTCGATCTTAACAATGCTTTTGTGGCCAGCTTCGACGTTGGCAAGTGGTCTGCATAACAAGGAGACTTAATGGGTAGCACGAACTTTCTTGCATTCAATAGCAGCCAGGCAAACCAAGAGACAGACGCGCAGTATCTTATAGATGCTACGCGCACCGGTGGTGCGGGCGTGGACGCTATCTGGCCAAGTCCTAGTGCTAACAAGACGCTGTATCAGGCAGCGGGCGGTGTATACGCCTTGATGCAGATGATGGCCAACAAGGGATTCACCACCAACGACACTAACTTAGCTACGCTCACAGCGGTGCTGGCAAACATCCTAACCACGGCGGACGTGCCTGGTAACCTGCAGGTGCTGCCTTGGGCCAGCAGCTGGACCCTGAACGCCGCCGCTTACCAAGGCTTCCAGATAGCGCTACAGGGCACCACGACGCTAGCCTTCACCGGGCAGACGGCAGGAGAACTCGTTGCGCTGCTGTTCGTGCAGGATGGCGCGGGTGGGCGTGCCGTAGTGTACCCGTCCAATGTAGTAGGCGGTGCACAGCCCGATCCAACGCCCGCCATCACCAGCGTGCAGGTGTTCAAGGTAGACAGCACGCTCACGCTGCGTGCTGTCACTCCCATGGTGTCGCCTAGCGGGCAAGGTGGCACGCCTATCGGGGCATTTGATCCTAGTACGGGCGCGTTCACTACCTTGGCAGCCTCGGCTGCGGCTACTGCGCCCACCGTGGCCGTTAGCGATAGCAGCACCAACGTAGCCACTACGGCCTGGGTGCGCTCGGTGATGAGCGGCCTTATCACCGGCAACGGCTATATCAAGCTACCAGGTGGTTTGATTTTGCAGTGGGGTCAATGTCCTTCCACGAATTATGGCACGCCCACTGTGCAAAACTTCGCTATCGCGTTTCCTACAGCGTGCTTCGTGGTCATTATGGGCCAGCAGTGGCCGACGGGGCAAAACTCTTCTTTGGCTGAAGTAAAGGACACGCCCACCACCACAGGATTTACGTATGAGCTAGCTTCCAGCGGCTCTATCAACGGCAGCGCCTCACCTTACTTTTTTGCCGTTGGTAACTAAGGAGACAGAGCATGGCCGCTGAAACTACTACGCCGAATATCGGTCTTCAGGTCGCGGCGTTCAATCAAGCCAACTGGCAGGTACCGACCAATTACAATTGGAATTTGCTGGATTTGATATTTGGCGGATCAATAACCGTGCCAGCGCTCAACGTTACCACACTGACGGCAGGCAATGCAGGGCAGTTCACGCTACCCCCGGCCGTGGCAGAGACGCCAGGTGGTGCGATTCCAGGCACCGTGTACATGCTGAGCCACACACCGTCGCCCGCCGCCATGCTGCAGTTCACCTATAACGGAGCGGTGCAACGTCAAGGCATTGACTACACGCTCACGGGTAACTTAGTAACCTTGAATTTCAGCACGTCTTCTGGAGACACGGTCTATGCGACGTATTTTTACGCTGTTTAGTACGGCGCTCTTATGCGCTGCAAGTGCCGCTGCGCAGACGCAGATAAACCTAGCCACGCAGGCCAACTGGAACAGTCTTACGGGGTATGGCGTGCCCGCTGGTGGTACGTGTCCAGTCACGGCCACTGGAACTCTAACTGCGGGGAGCTTCACCACCACGCTTTCAAGTTCGGCAGGTATCTTGGCTAACCAGGCTGTACTGGGTACCGGCGTAGCTAGCGGTACCTTGGTGTCGGCCATCAACACCACTACGGACGTAGTCACCGTGTCCAAGGCGTTTACGACCACCGGCCCCAGCGTGTCGTTGCGGTTTTACAGTTACGGGCAGCCGTACACAGACCTAACTAACAACGTGCAGTACGTTTGCGCCGCTTCGGGTTGGGTTAAGCAGGCACCATCAAGTAGCGTGTACCCTGCGGCGGGCATCGCCAACTCCACCGGCAGTGCCTGGGGAACAAGCTACGGCACGACGGGCACCGGTACTACGGTAGCGTTGAGTGCGAGTCCGACTTTTACGGGTACCTTGGCGATAAACTCCACGCCGACTTACGCCGTCAATATAGCACCATTAAGTACCATGCTGGCGAGTTGGAACTTCGACACCACCACAGCGTCTTCAGCCTTTAATTCGCTGGGTCAGTCTGCTATCACAACCGACGGGACACATGTGAACTTACCGTCTGTGCTTAGCGCTGCGTGCCTTGGTACTGACAGTGCTGGGAAAATAGGCGTGGGCACGTGTACTGCAGGATCTCTCACGGTCGGTAGCACTACCGTGGCGTCTACGACTAGTGGCTATGTGCTTTACGACAATGCGGGCGTTTTAGGCGGTAAGGCGGTAGCATATGAGGCCCCGTTGCTCTCCATTGCGTACGACGACCTTGGTACGGGGGTCGCAGGCTACGCTCCTATATCTGGTGGTGCTAACGGTGTCAGCACGGCAGAGGCTAGTGCACAATCATTTGCACCCTTCACGTGCGCACTGGGCTGGATGCGAGTAGTGCTTAACGGCGGAGACCCTGGAAACCTGGCCACGGTGGCTGTAGTGCTACGCGATGCTGGGTCTTCTACGCTACTCACCTGCACCATAACGGGCAATGGTAGCACAAGCACGAGTTGCGCAGATACGTCGCACATAGTGAGCATTACAGCGGGCGATTTGATTGACTGGCGAATCACACCCAGTGCTGGACTGACTTACAGTGGAAACCTCAGCATTAGCGCGCTCTGGAACTGCACTCAATGATTTAGGAGATAACACAATGCGTAGACTTTTACAGTGTGGCGCGGTTTCAGTTTTCAGCGTAGGAGTGCTCTGCGCGCAGGTGGCTATTGGCAACGGCGGTATGGCAACTGTCGGCGGAACAACCACGGTCAACGGTTGCGGAAGTACGTCTCCATGCACGCTGGCTAACGGGTCTACCACGACTACGCAGACCCAGGGCGATGGAACGGGCAAGGTGGCTACTGACTTGTACGTAGACACCGGCCTTGTACTAAAGCTGAACGCCAACGGTATCACCACTTCTTCCGGTGGCAATATCAGCGGAGCAGGTACGGCGGCGTTTAGCACCGTCACAGCTAGCGCTTCGATGGCCACGCCCAACCTAGCAAATGTCCGATATGTCGATCCTACAGGGGCATTACCAGAGTATCCGACCATTCAGGCGGCGATCAACAGTCTTCCCACTGCAGGCAATCAGGGAGGCGTCATTTACTTGCAACCAGGAACTTATACTTCCTGTCCGACTAACATACCATCAGGTGTGCAGCTTCGCTCGCAGGGAGGCACGATGCCTCCTAATAACTTCACCGAGTTTAATGGTGCAAGTTTCAACTCGTACAACGCTGGCCCAGCCACTGCTGCTTTGGTTATTATCCAATGCCCTAGCGGTCTCACCCTACAGGACGCAAACCGAATCGCTTTAGATCGTATCGTAATTGACCTGCAAGGCACGGGCAATATGTACATCAAAGGAGTGGTGGGAAGCTACTTCGACATGTCAGTCGTTAACGCGGCGATAACTGCTCCAGCACTAACCTATGACGGCGACACAGCCAATCAGTTTGGCAGTGGTAACAACCACTTTCAAGAGCTATACCTGAACGGTGGAAACGTCGGTTTGCAGGTAGGCAACGACACACCGCCAGGTGGCACGAGTGGGGGCATGTTTGCTACTGAATCCATCTTCGACCATGTAGTTGTTGAGGTATCTACACAGCCAAGCGGAACCTACAAGGGAGTCTATTTTGTAGGCAATTGCGACTCCCTTATATTCCATCGCATTGCACTTTTCTATACATCCGCTGTCACTGCAATCGACGGTCTGGTCTATGGCAGTAGCGCAACCGCCGACACTGATGCCGATCTGATTAAGGTTGATTGGTACGACGAAACAGGCAATCCAACCGGTACTGGATATAATCCAACCGGGTATTCAATCTTCCTGAACTATGCCACTAACGATTACGTCAGGACTGGCGTACTCATGGGTCGCAGTGGCAATATCGGTTACGGCACGGTAGGCACTGGTACTTATGACACGCCTTGGATTTGGTGGGATAACCAAGGTGTGGGCACGCCAGCCCCTTTTGGAGCCAGCACTACTGTGCCATCATTGAAGCTCGACCAAGGTGCGAAAGGAACACCCGGAGTAGCATTTCAGAAGCAGGGAGTTATCAAATCTCAGTTGTACATCGGTGGCGACGATAACCTCTACTTGTACTCACCAATCTATGGTGGCACAGGGGGAGACATTGCAGAGTGGATTGACTCTTCTGGCATCATGGATGTGTTTCCAGGCTTGAACGTCGGGTCTAGCGGGCAGTTCAGCGTTGGCCAAACAGGCAATGTGACTTTGTACAATTCGATTCTTGCTGTTGATAACTCTTCGGCTACTAATGTGTTTCTCGTCCAACCAGCGACAGGCAACACAGCCATCGCAGGCACACTCGACGCGTACCAAACATTCACAGCTCATGGCGATGCATCGATAGCTGGCAATGCCCAAGTCCTTGGGCAGCTCAATCTCGGCTCTAGTGGGCAAACCAATGTGGATAATAGTGGAAACATTACACTCAAGAATGGCAGCACGACCACGGCACAGTTCTTTCCAGCAACAGGCAATGCTGCACTAGTTGGCACGCTTGATGTATATCAGGCTGTAACTGCGCACAACAACGAGACTGTAGATGGAACATTTAATGTCACTGGCGCGGTGAACTTCCCTAACATCGGACCGTCAAGCGGAACTGACTGTCTTCAGATCAATACAAACGGCGCTATCACAAATTCAGGCGCACCGTGCAGTGGTGCGACGTGGCCTACCGCAGCTGGTATTGCCGTCTATAGTGGCAGTAGCACATGGGGCGCATCGCTAACAGCTCCTGCTGGCTCTATTGTAGGAACTACGGATACGCAGACCTTAACCAACAAGACACTCGACGGCGTCACGCCGACAGTAATGAGCTATGTAGACCCTACAAGCAGCATACAAACTCAGATAAATGGTAAAGCATCGAGTACGGCAGCAACGACTGTGAACGGCACAACCTGCACACTTGGAGCGAGCTGTACTCTTCCGGTGGCTTCAGCATCGGTATCTGGAACGGCTCAGGTAGATGGAAAGACACTCACCGCAACAGCAGGTGTTCTGGCTACTACTCTCGCAGCAGACTATCAGCCGCCATTCGGAGGTGGTTCGACGTTAGCCCTAGCGACCGGATCAACCCGAGTCTATTGGGTGCCCATGCTGCAAAGCGTCCTCGCGCCAGTCAAGTTAACTTACACAGTGACCACAGCGGACAATACCGCGAACCTTTACGACGTGGGCTTTTATGGGCCTACAGGGACACTGCTGTGCCATCTGGGGGCGACGGCTGGAACGGCATTTTCTTCCTCTACCGGGATCAAGACATTGAACTTTGCGTCACAGTGCTCATCCAACCTGATATCTGGCACTCGCTACTATTTCGCATTTACTACCAACTGCACAGCATCGTGTGCGGTGCTTGGCGGACTTTCCTCAGGTCAGGAATTCTCGCCGGTGAGTGGTGCGGTTCCAACGGCAGGAGCCGCGACAACCGGAGGCGTTCTGAATTCTTCGATCACGCTTCCCTCGGACAGTTGGGGAGCGCTATTGATTCCAAATATGGCGTTACACCAGTGATGTGGATAGTACGGAGTAGATGGACTGTAGAGCAGGACCGCAGTGCCACTTTCATGCCTTCCCGTCACTCCAATGCAGCACAGTCTCGTTGCCCAAGCAGGACGCTTAGCGTGCACAATCTGCTTCACCTCTTTGGGGCGGTCAACCTGCCCAAAGGCGCATGCTCACGGCAAGCATTGTTACGCTCAGCTTTAACACCGCTCTAGGAGATACTGTTTATGCGACGTATTTTTACGCTGCTTAGTCTGTGCGCACTTGTGTCTGTAGTGTGCCTAGCGCAATCACAGCAGACTAACCTTCTGACACAGGGCAACTGGCTGCCACTAACCGGGTCTGGCGCACCGTCTGTCGGGTGCCCTACGTCGGTGACTGGTGGAACAGTTTATGGGTCCACCACTGTAACAGGGCTCAGCGGCACGGCTGGTATCCGGTCTAACCAAATAATTATTAGTGGCACTGAGGCGGTGAGCTTTCCCGCAGGCACCTACGTTGTGAGCGTAAACATCACAACAAATACCGTAGTGCTTTCCGCGCCTGCGTCCAGCACCATTACGAGTGCTCCGCTGAACTTCTCTAACTACGGCCAGCCATACACAGACATCAGCAACAGTGCGCAGTATGTGTGCACCAATTCTGGGTGGACTCTGCAAACCAGTGCGTCGGCTGTCTTACCCGTTAACAACCCAGCATTCACTGGGACGCTCACAGGACCGAACGTTAATGTTGCAGGCAACGTCGCGGCTGGGACTTCGTTATCTAGCCCGTTAATCAATTCAATCGTCTATTGCCCGACGACAAGCACTATCCTCGCGTGCGCCAACTCTGTACCGTCGAGCGGCGTCGTAGTTGTTTTGCAAGGAGGCGGGGCTGTTTATCAAAGCGGGACAACGCCGGGAAGCGCAATAAGTAAGACGGTTTGGATCGAAGGATCAGGATCAGGATCACCAAATGCTGCGTATACCGCG